TTAAGGTGAGATGAACGCCGCCGTTGGCTCGCAGAGCTTTGAGAAAGCGGCGGCGATATCCGGCACAGCGAGGGCGGTCTGGAACTCGTTCATGTAGACTGCAAACTTGAAGAGAAAGGGCGTGTCATACTCTTCAAACGAACCATCGGAATAGTTCTCAAGCAAATTTTCCAGCGTCATTTCACCATCTGCCAAGTCACAGTGATCGGGCATGCCGATCATATAAGCGGCCGTGGAGGCAATCTTATCAATCTCGGCCATGGCGACCGCCGTTTCCAAAGTCTGAGAACTACCTTCTGTCGCCGGTAGAGAGAGTGCGGCCGCGAATGCGATACTTGTGATCGTTTTCATTTTCTCAAATCCAATCGTGCTGGAATGTGCTGCGTTTCGGGCGTCGGGCTATTATCGGGGAATGGCTGTGGCCCGACCAGGCGTAACGACCAATAATGCGAATTCTGTTGGCGTCCTCGCCCGAGCGGGTTTCCGGTGGGTGATCGGTATTGTCGGATTGCAGAAGTAGGCCGCCTTCGATTTTCGCAAGGCGCTTCACGCGCACGTCGCCCTCGGTATCGACTAAGCCATAGACCTCCCCGCTTACGAGATCGCCGCGATGCTGGTTGAGAAGAATCAGATCGCCGTCGCGGATGAGCGGCGACACGCGCATGACGCTGCGACCGACCCAGACCGCAGGTGCAGCCGGCGGCTTCGACGCTGATGCCTTCGTCTGCACGATGGGCGGCCTGTGGACCGGCGTCGAGTTCGCCGACCTCTAACCCGGCAAGGCAGACGTCACGCAAGGGCTGACGCTGCAGGCCGACTACTTCCGCATGGTCTATCGCGGGAGCGAACTTTGCGAGATCGACTTCAAGGCGGGCAAGCGGGTCATCGGCGGCGTCGATCAGCTCGCCGCAATGCACCGTGAAATGGGCATTTAAGGAGACTTCAACATGACCTTGCACGCCCTTAACCGCGTCACCCTCCAGGACCCGATTGAGATCGACGGCAAACCCGTCGCGGAGATCGAACTGCGCAAGCCCGGCACCGGCGAGCTGCGCGGCCTGAAGCTTACGGACCTTCTGCAGATGGACGTCGACGCGATGTCGAAGCTCATCCCGCGGATCTCGCAGCCTTACCTGGGCCCGGCAGAGCTCGCGCGGCTCGACCCCGCGGACTTCGCGGCCATCTGCGTCGTGGTGACGACTTTTTTCGCGAAGCGCCGCCAGCTGGAGGGGACGGCGCTGACGATCCCGGACGCCGAGACCGCCTGAAGCTGCCCGACGACGTCGAGGACGTGATGGCGGACATCGCCACAGTCTTCGGCTGGGGCCCGCGGGAAATGGACCCGATGGACCTCGAAGAGCTGATGCGGTGGCACGCCCAGGCGCGCCGCCGCAGCCCGCATCCCCCCGACGAGGACTGAACGAGGACAAAGCATGGCCGATCTGAATGTTTCTCTGATCATGCGCCTCGTGGACCGCATCAGCGGTCCCCTCAAGGACGTGCAGTCCGAGCTGCAGCAGACGCAGAACCGCACCCGGCATTTGCGGGACGCGGGGCTTCTGGCGGGCAAGGCAGTCCTCGGTATCGGTGCCGCCGCCGTAGCCGGCACCGGTGCGGCCATCGCTCAGGCGGTCACGATGGAGGACGTCTGGTCGGAGGCCAACAAGACGCTGGGGATGTCACCCCAGCAGCTGCAGGGCCTCAAGGACGACATCGGAGATCTCGCCGCCGAGATTCCCGTCGCGACCCAAGGCATGGTCGAGATCGCAGACGTCGCGGGCCAGCTCGGCTTGCGCGGTCGCGAGGATATCCGGGCCTTCACCGAGGATGCGGCGAAGATGTCCGCGACCTTCGACGTCTCCGCCCAAGCCTCTGCTCAGATGATGGGCTCTTGGCGCGAGCAGATGAACTACGCCCAGGACGAGGTGCGCGGGCTCGCCGACCAGATCAACTACCTGGGCAACACCACCGCGGCCGACTCGGTATCCATCGCCGAATACACGACCCGGGTCCTGAAGATCGCGTCCGATGCCGGCATGGCCGAGGAAGAGATCCTGGCACTCGGTGCGTCGATGATCGCCTCGGGCCATGCCCCCGAGGTCGCGGCGACCGGTCTGCGCGCTTTCTTGCGCACGATGACCGAGACCAGCGGACAGCTGACTAAGAGCGAACAGGGCATCCTGCGGCAGATCGGGCTGCTGGACGATTGGGACGATATCCAGACCCGGTTCCATACGGACAGCGCGGGCGCGATCCGCCAGGTGGTCGAGGCGCTGGAAACCCTGCCCGAAGCGGACCAGAACAGCGCGATCTCGAACCTCTTCGGCGAAGAAGCCGCGCGGTCGCTGGGCGGTCTGCTGGGTGACACCGAGGCGCTGGAGCGCGCGCTCGGCCGGGTCGACGAGCTGGAGTTCGCGAGCGGCTCGATGCAGGCCGAGTTCGAGGCCCTGTCGGACGACGTCGCCGACACTTGGACCAAGTTGATGAACGTCGTGAAGGGTCGCAGCGTCGAGTTCGGCGCGACGTTCCTCGGACCGATCAACGACGGTCTCAAGGACACGCGCGAGATCCTGACGACGCTCAACGAGCGGATCACCGTCGTGGACCGGATGCAGAACGCCTTTTCCGGCTTCGCGGCCGGCGCTGGCTTGGAAGCAGGCGGCAGCTTTCAAGGCGCGCTCGCAGAGGCGAAAGAGAGCCTGTCGGAGCTGCTCTTTGGCACGGTCTACGAGGACGGCTCGGTCGAAGGCTCGGGCCTCATGCGCCGCGCCAACGACATCGCCGAGATGTTCGCCGATGCCGAAAGCTGGGGTGCGCGGGCCCGGTCGATCGCCGACGAGGTGACAGGTGGCATGGGGCGGATCGCGGACGCGATCGGCGGTGCGCTCGACGGCGATCCCGCCGCCCTGGCCGAGGAGGTCGAAGACCTCTTCGATCGACTGGCATCGCTTCAGGGTCCGACGCTCGACCTGGTGGGACTGTTGCCGGAGGACCTGCCGGGGCTCCACACGCTCCAGACGGCGCAGGATCTGCTGAACGGGGTCATCACCCGCGCCAACGAAACCCGCTCGACGATCCTCGAGGCGGCCGGCGGTGTGGCGTCGTCGCTGATGACCGGCGACCTCGACGGCCTCGTCGATGAGATCGAGAGCGCTCTGACCCGCCTGTCCGACATTACTCTGCCGGAGTTCGACCTGGTCGGGCTGATCCCCGACGACATCCCCGGCGCCGAAGCCTTGCGCGATGCGGCCGAACTGGTCGAAAGCCTGCTGTCGACCGTCCGCAGCATGGCCGAGATCGCAACGGGCTCGGCGGTCGCCTATCTGCGCGGCTTCTTCGACGGGCTGCTTCCTTACCTCGAACCGCTCAACGAGAAGCTGGGCGCGATCTGGGACGAGATGGGCGGCGTGCTGGCGGCGGTCGCCGACTTCTGGGGCGCGATCGCGGACCGGATGGGCGATGCCTCCGACAGCGAAAGCGGCCTCGCGTTCCTCAACCGCTTTGGCGAGGGCATGGGCCGGTTCCTGGGCACGATGACCGGGTTCAGCCTCGACGTGATCACCCTTGTCCTGCGCGGCGTGCGCGAGTTCATGGATACGATGGCGGCACTTGCGGGCGGCGACTGGGAGTTTCCGGACTTCGGAGAGGCGCTGGACGATGTCTTCGACTTCGAGTGGCACGAGGTACTGCCGGAATGGGACTGGTTGAAAATCATCAAAGGCCCTCCGGATCTTGGGAAGATAACAGGCATCAAAGCCGAGGTTGACATGTCCGGCCCGCGCGAACTTTTGCGTGGTATCCTTGGAAGCGAAGAGCCGGTCGAAGTACCAGCACGCGTCCGGATCGACACGCCCACCGCGCCGTCGATCGCCGACGTCGCCGCCGACGCGCAGACCGTCGAAGATCTGCAGCGTGACATCGAGGAGGTCATCGCCGCCGCCCGCGACCTGCCGCCTGAAATCCGCGTGATGGTCGCAGAAACTGAGGCCGTCCTGAGTGCGCTCGACTTCACCGCACACGGCCAGCGCATAATGGAGACGCTCGCGACGGGCCTGCGCTCCGGCAACGCCGCAGTCGTTGCCGCGGTCCAGGAGATGGCGGCCGCCGTGCGCGCGGCGATGCCATCCGGTCCGGCCGTGGCCCTGGCGGTGCAGACCGGCCAGTCGGCACAGGTCCAGGCCCGTGCCGCCGGTGGATGGTTCGGCCCCGGCTGGTTGCTGACCGGCGAGGAGGGGCCCGAGCTCGAGTATCGAAGCCAAGGCGGCTTCATCGCGCACCATGGCCAGCTGCGCGAGATGCTGGAGATGTCGGACATAATCCGGCGCAACGCCGGCCGCATGGCACCGGTCGCCGCGACCTCGCCGCTCCGCGCCGCCGCGCGCGGGCAGGCCGAGGGCGGGACACGCCAGTTCGGCGACATCCACATTCATGCAGCCCCCGGCATGGACAGCCGCGCCGTCGCCCAGGACGTCATGCGCGAGATCCGCCGCGCCGAGCGCACCGGCAACGACGCACTGCACGATGGAGGGTTCTACGATGTCTGACCTCGTGATGATGGCCCGTGGCGCATTCCGGTTCGCCATGTCCCGTACCGACTATCAGACCTCGCGCCGCGCCGCCGCCTACCGCTGGGAAAGCGTCGATCGTGCGGGGCGCGCGCCGGCGCTCCAGTTCGCAGGCCCAGGTACCGAAACCATCACTCTGTCGGGCACGATCTATCCGTCCTTCGCCGGCAGCTTCCGGCAGATGGAGCTGATGCGCGCGCAGGCGGGCCTGGGGGTCCCCATGATGCTGACCGACGGCATGGGGTTCGTCTGGCGCAAATGGGCGATCACGGAAGTCAACGAGACGCGCACGCTACTTTTTGCGGATGGCGCGCCGCGCAAGATCGACTTCGATGTCACCCTGACAGCCTACGGTGAGGATCGCGCATGAGCATCTACCGCACCCGCGACGGCGACGTGGTCGATGCCGTGGCCTTTGCCCACTACGGCCATGAAGACATGGTCGAAGCCGTCTTCGCCGCCAACCCGGGCCTTGCTGCCCGCGGCCCGGTTCTGCCGTCCGGCGTGACCATTGTCCTGCCGGAGCGCCCGGCGCGCCCCGCGGTCCAGCGCCTGCGCCTCTGGGGCCGCGAATGACGCCGCTGTTCCAGATCTTCGCCAACGACGAGGACGTCACCGCGGCGATTGCCGATCGCCTGGTCGATCTTACGATCACGGACGAGGATGGCTTGAAGGCCGACCGCCTGACGATCACGCTCGACAACCGCGACCGGATCGTGGCGATCCCGCCGGCCGAGACGAAGCTGCGCGTCTTCCTCGGGCATCGCGAGACCAGGCTGACCGACATGGGGGCCTTCGTCCTCGAACGCCGCAGCGGCCGCGGCACGCCCGACACGATGACACTTGTGGCGAAGGCCGCCGACATGGCCTCGTCGATCCGCGCACCCCGCACTCGCGCCTGGCGCGACACGAGCTTAGGCGACATCGTCCGCACCATCGCGGCAGAGGCCAATCTCACGCCTGCCGTCGGCACCGACATCGCCGCGACGCCCTACCGGATGATCGCGCAGTCGGCCGAGAGAGACCTTCACCTGCTGACCCGGCTCTGCGCGGTCCTCGATGCCACAGCCAAGCCCGCTGACGGCCGCCTGGTCGTCCTGCGCCGCGGCGCGGGTGTCACCGCTGACGGCGAGGCAATTCCGGTTGTGCCGATCCTGCGCCACCGGATGGAGCGCTACGCCTGGGACCTGGGCGAGCGTGGCAAGTACAAGAGCGTCACGGCCGAATGGTCAGAGCCCGCCACCGCGACATTGCACAAGGTGACAGTGGGAGACGGCTCACCGAACCGCCGCCTGCGCCAAACCTTCGGCACCGCAGACGAGGCCCAGCGCGCCGCCCGCGCCGCCCTTGATCGATCCGCGTGCGGCGAGACCACAGTGGACGCGGACCTCGCAGGTTTCTGGCCGCAGCTCTTCGCCGGCGGGCTGGTCGAGTTTCCGGACCTAATGCCGGAGTTCGAGGGGAAGCGGTTCCAACTCACGTCCGTTGAACACGTCTTCAAAGGGGGTTTGACGACCCGGTTTGAGAGCGAACTTAGTGCCTAGAGCAGGCGATTAGCGGGTATCGGCAGGACAACAGAATGCAAGTCGCTAATGTGCTGCTTTGTAATAAACCGCTGATTATAAAGTCGAAAGGCGATCAGATCGCGCTGGTCATCAGAACTCTTATGGCAGAGGCACCTAAGCCGACAGGTATCCCTCCATGCCAGATGAGGAGGAGACCCAGTCCCGTCCAGTTGAGGCGAAATGCGTCCTTCTCGAAGGTTTCGACCACGTTTGCTAACCTATTCGCTGTGTATGTCAGCGTTCCAGTCTGGTCCAAGGAGCCAATGTTCTTGTCCTTCGCAAGGCGGTCGATCGCGCCTTCAAGAGACGAAGTCGCAGACTTCATCGCACTTACAGCGTTCGAAATTTCGCTTTCTAGCTGATCTCCTCCCTCACCGAAGGGATTGAAGCCACCACGTCCTTTTGGAACGTTCCAGCCACGAAAACTGTCAACATCGCTCCACCAGTTGACTAGATAGCCGATCATCAGAAAGGTCATCATCCACGCAGCCGGTTTGCTAAGCTGCCTTGGCGACAAGTCCACTCCCGCGAAAGTGAGACCGGTAAGATCGATCCCATAAAGCGAGGAAAGCAGTACGATATGAATAGCCCCGAGTTTCTTAGACGCCTTCGTGCCTCAGTTTCTGCTGCCGCTCGAACTCGAGCGGCGACAGCATTCCGTTTCTCGCGTGCTTGCGCTTCGGGTTGTAGAACATCTCGATGTAGTCGAACACGTCCCGTCGGGCTTCTTCGCGTGTGCGATAGGTCCGGCGCCTGATCCTCTCGCGCTTGAGCAGGTTGAAGAAGCTCTCGGCAACGGCGTTATCGTGGCAGTTGCCGCGCCGGCT